GAAAGGATCGTGGTTCTTGCGAACTAGATCCTGAAAAGATAGTTGACGTTGATTATGATCTAATTTGGACCTTCACGGTTTACAAGTATCATAGCATAGATTCTAAAAAATCAAAGAGAGAATTTAACTATATCATGAATTATACCGAATTGGTTAAATTCTTGGTGGATGTATTGAGAGTCCATGCTAAGAAGCTTGACAATGCTACTGAAATAAGTTCCAAAATAGGGGACAAGGTCAACGAAATCTGTGGTGACTTGATCGTTGAATCAGATGAAATAATACAAGATCCTAACCGTTATTGCACGTGTAATCGAATACAAAATAATTTTCAGGAGCATAGTGTGTATTGTATCATGTATGAGGAAGAATACGTTTTCCCTGAAGATATGATCAGAGTTGAGGGTGCTGAAGAGCAAATATTGCAACGTTCGAAGGATATTCTTTCTGTTGTTTACGAACAGTTTGATTCTCTTTCGAAGTCGCATTTTGTTACGAGAAGTAAGAATATGCTCAAACATATTTCCCGGGTCAATTCATATGCTGGTAGGTTACAAAATTGCGTTTGTGCTGCTGCCACATCTAGACTTAGGTTGTGGGCTTTGGATTATTATTTGGAGACTGAGTTTAAAATTAATACCCGACTCCTGATGTTTCTCCTTCTGATTACCTGCATATCGTACGTCATAATGGGTCCGTTTTATGCATTAGTAATGATTTTTATTGCCATTTTCATGTATTATGACATTATTAAGAAATTATCTGGTAACACACTTGTGAAGTATTATCTGAAAGGATGCGTAAGAGGTAAACATCTTGAAGCTCAACGAAGATGTACGATAGCGTGGGAAAATTTGAGAGACTATGTCACCGATGATATTTTCATATCTGACTCACTGTATTTTCTCAGAGGAGAGGTAGCTTGTGTCACCGGAGCATTAGCGACAATTGGAAGCTTGTATGCTTTATATCGTACTTTTAAGACGATTAAGAATGTTGCTGAGTCCTCTGATAGTACCGTCAATAATCAGGTTGATGGCTTAGAATTATTTGGCTGCAAGCCTAGTTATAAGCGTTTATCTTCTACTCAGATGACTAATTGGACTAATGCTAAGAGAAACGTGGTTCGTGCAACATATACGGGCGATGAGAACAATTTCATTTCTATGGTTAGTGCGAATACACGACATATTATGATCATCAGAACTGAAGGGACGCAAACGTTTATTACTTATTCCTACGTTCTAATGATTAAGGGACGGTATGGCATTATGAATAAACATAGCCTCCCTTCTAGTGGCTACGTTTCCATTAAAGTTAATACAACAGGTTTGAGAAATGAGAGCTCCTATACAGTTGAAACCGTTATAGATTGTAGCAAACTTAATGTTATTCACTGTGACGTTATTTTGGTTAAGTTTCAAGGTGCTGAAGCTAGAGATATCACTAAGCATATATATCATGAGTTATTAGATATAGGTACAGGCTTCATAGTTAATACTCCTATCTCGTTTGTTGTGGACACAGAGGTTTTAAAAATCAGGTTACATGGTGACAATGGTTACATAAATTACAATCCTACATATCGCTATCAGTGGACTGATCACAAGAAGGGCAAGTGTGGATTACCTCTTATAGCTCGTTTGAATAACAATTCATATTGCATAATAGGAATCCACAGCGCTGGATCCGAGTCAAATGGTACTTCTTATGCAATTCCGTTTAAGTGTATGGATATGGCAAAACTTTACGATATAACAGTTGAAAGTGTTGAGATAGACCTCGAGAATCTACAACTAATAAATCCGTCTGAGCGTAGCCTTACCAGGTTTATACCATTGACAACTATGGATTATTATGGTAGATTAGGAGATGTCGCTGTTCAAAAAAATCAAAAGAGTCGACTTAAAGAGACGTTCTTTAATAAGAATGGTTCTTTACGGAAATTTTTATATGATTTGAGCATTTTCGACATTGCTGAATTCACTCGACCTGTTATGAAACATAAAACAGTTAACGGCTTTTATATATGCCCTTATCAGAATAATGTCGAACAGTGGAATGGATTAAGACCATGTCCTAGAGAGGATATACTATCGGAGGCTGTCACTCTTTATTATCAGAGAATTATCTCTGGTTTGACTGGGATTTCTATAGCGCCGTGGGATCCAGATACTGCTATTAATGGTGTTTCCTATGATATGTTTTGTAGGAAATTGAATATGAATACTGGAACTGGATATCCCCTCATAGGCAAAAAACACCAATACTTTGAGAGAAAAGAAGAAGAAGGTCAAATTAGTTATATTATGACTAATGAACTTAGAGAAATGCTACACGAAAGAATACAAAGTATTAAAATGGGTAAAGCTAGGCCTTTTATATACGAAGGATGTCTTAAAGATGAACCAGTTACCTTAGCCAAAGCAGCTATTGCCAAAACACGTCTTTTTTCATCAGGGAATCTTGTTGATTTGATAGTTATGAGAATGTTTTTGGGACCCGTATTGACTCTGTTGATTGAATTTAATGATCTATTTTGTACTGCTGTCGGTATTGATGCTCACCGCGATGGAGATAAATTCATGGCATTCTTTGATTTCAAAGAAAACGATTGGAATTATGTATTCGGA